AATGCCTCGGCAAGCAAAATACGCCAAGCATCAAGGAGTACGTCGCCGCCGTCCGATGCGCTCGGTGAGTGCGAATAAGTTTCTGATCTCTCTATCAAGGTCATCGCGATTGCCTTTTTCGGGCGGTAACGGTGCCGGTGCTGCTGATGGCGGAGCATGCGGCGCAGGCGCGGCCGGAATTGAAGCAGCTGCGCTTAACGGAACGACTTGTTGCTGCACGCGCGGCTCATCGCCAAACTTAACGGCGTCAAGACCCTCTTGTTGACGAGCCTCATTGGGCGCGAAGATGCCACCCTGAACGCCGCGCGCCAGCGCTTCGATGCGATCCTTCATCGCGGATCGCAGCAACGCCGCCGTATCGAACTCGACGTATTCGTCGGGCTGCCCTTTCAGCGCAAACGTAAGGCCGAAAGCTTCCTCGACATGATTGAGACAAAAGCCAAGACCGGAAGCAATCCAGCTTTGCATCAACAATTCGGTCGACCCATAGGCCGAACCGCCAAGTCCGAGAATTTGCAGCGGGATGCGAAATGCGAGCGCAATATGCTCATTCGTCAGCTTGAGTATTTCAGCCGTCGCAGCGTCCTTGCCACCGACCGACCATGGCTGCACCTTCAGTCCCGCCGTCAAGATTGGCGTGCCACCCGCGTGCAACATTTTGGCCTGATCATTCCAACGGTCTCGCAACGCCTGCACCTGATCCTTGTCGAGCGTAAGATCGGTCTGCAGCACCGCCGATGGCCGCGCCTCATTTCTGTAGAATGCCCCTTGCTGCGCCAGAATTGCTTGGGATGTCTCGATGTCTTGATAAGCAGCGCAGATTGGACTCTCACCAATCATCGGAACCGGAAAACGCTGGCGCAACGTGTGCAGTTTGACATGCAGCACATCGCGCCTCGGGACCATGAACACGGCCTCTTTCATGCGCGTAGCAATCACGTCATTGCCACGTAGCTGATAGAAAAGCTCGCCGTCAAAAGCCAGACGTGGCCACGACATTTCGGGCTTCATCAAATGCAGTTCGTCGATTTCATATCGATCATTGCGCAGACAGAGCGCGTAGGCATTGCCGAACAGATAGAGATGCCGTACCAAATTCAGCAAGAAATCACTGATCGTCTCATAGTCGTTTGGATAGCGCAGCACGCGGGCGAGCGCGGAGTTCTTAACCCGGTCACGCCCGCCTTTACTGTTGATCCGCCAATGATCACCCGGACACATGGCGACAGTTTGCGCGTAGGCTGAAATGCACGCCTCAACCATCACCGATTGCGTCGATGGTGGCATGGGCAAATAGCCCTGCTGCCACCAATTTATACCAACACCATCCGGAAGCCAGCCGCCCGTGATCGGCAATTGATAAGGGCCGGGGCGATATTCGCCCTCGACCGATGATCGCATGACGTATTGCGCGATACGGGACAGCCAGTTGGCCACTACTGATCACTCGGTAGGACGATGCTGCCGCGTCTGATAGTTCTGAGGCTTCGCAGCAGGTTTGTCAGCCTCAAGATGCTTCTCAGTGCTCACATTCGGATCGGGATCACTCCCATCCGGCTCATGCTCAAGAATGTGTGCACCACACATCGCGAGATCATTTTCCTCCTGTGTCGGCGTCGGCTTGCCCTTGGTCCTTTCGGCAAACTCAGCGCGCGACTTGTCGGAAATCTTCCTGTTGTCCTCGACTGCCTTCTTCGCGGCTTCAGTCGCAGGATCGTCAGCTAACTTGGTGGTCATGGAAAAACTCCTCCTGTTTGGGATGATGTCCGCGCGCTATTTTACGGCGCGCGGGATACTCGTCACCACGTCACGGCCTGCGTCCACGCAACCGTACCTGCACGACGCTGGACCCAATTCAGCGGCATGATCATCCGCAACGCGAGGGAGTCAGTTTGGAATAGCGAACGCTGCGGCGAAGCAACGGTGCCGGGCGAACCAGACACCAGATCAAGAGGCGTGGTGTCCTCCATGTGCAAGGTCGCCTGATCACTCATCTCCATTCGCGGAGCCTCACCACCGACCACAACAAAGTCAGCAGCATCGACCAGCACCATGGTCTTGGACGGCACCGTCGCCGAGTCGATCAGCGGGATATTGTTCAACGTCCCTTCTGCGATCTCATCCTTGAACGGGAAGATGCCGGTATTGGCCGCCTGCGCCAACGACACGCGCAAAATGTCGGCTTGGTTCATCAACCAAACCGGATTGCGGATGTTGCCGTAAGTGTTGATGCTAAGCGCGCCAATGAGTGCGATCATGTCACCAATGATCGCCCCAATGCCGCCGCCCGCTGTCGCTGGCGTTGCCGCCACGCCGTTAAGCAACCCGGCAGGCCGGATCGTGGTCGCCGGGTTGGCATCGATCAGGACCGAGTCAATAGCAACACTGGTATCGACTTGGATCGCCTCACGGATTAGTCCTTCAATCGCCGGGATGGAGTGATCACCCATCTCCCGCGTCCAAGTGCTGATCACGGCCATTTTCTTCGGCGTCAAGGTTTGCGAAGTGAACGCACCTTGACGAACAGGAATGGCCATTCCTTCACCGACAAACGAACCCGCCAACGACGGCGTGCGCGAACGGGTAGGAATGACGATCTTGCCGTTCGCTCCAAAGCTCAAGGTCAATCCTTTCGGCGCAAGGCGCGTCAGAATTGCCTTCGGCATCAGGATCGGCATCATGTCGGCCCACAGCGTGTGAACCAGTTCAGCGGCCCAGCCGGTAACCGTTGTCATGGCTGGCGCAGATGGCGCACGAGTAACGATATCGGTCAGCGCATGCGTGCCTTCTTCATCACCATAGACCCGCTGCCGTGTCTCATCGACCGACTTGCCGGTCATCTTGGCGACACAGGCCACAGTAGCGGCACGGACCATATAGTCGAGCATGTCAAAGTCTTTCTTGCGATTGACAATGACTGCAGGCGCAACAATGCGCTCGCGCTCTGGCGTCAGCACGGTCGTTGAAAGCGAGCGACTGCGGCTTCCGCCGCCGTTCTCGTCGAGCAGGTTCTTCTTCAACAGCTTTTCGGAATCAACCAACATCGCCCGCGTCTTTTCGAGTTGGATGATCTCGGCGTTCAGCTTGGTGGTGGTTTCCAAATCAGCATCGCTAACGTTGCTGTCGTCCTGCTTTCCCAGTTGAATTTCGAGTTGGTCACGCTTGGCGACGATTGCCGTCTCCAAGTCAGTAATACGTTGAGCTAGGCCAGACATGGCACTGCCCCTTCTAATGCGAGATCGTGAGGCGTGCTCGCCAGTGAACCCGCGCCGCTTGGTGCCCGTGCTTCTGTTGCCTTGCTCGGCGAACACGAGATCAATCGTTGCGGGCGAAATTTTCAGAGACTTTGCGATGGCCAGCGCATTGGGATTGGCTGGCACACTGACTAACGAGGTTTCGACCAGTTCACTCTTGACGTAAACCGAACCCCATTTGGTGCCTTCGCGATCTTTGGTTTCAACCGGTTTAAACCCAACCGATACCGCGCGAAGTATTCCGGCATCGATGAGCTTGCGAATTTCATCGATGCGGTCGCTCGTGCCTGTAGGCGCGAGTTCGAGATGGCCACGCAACTGCTTGTCTTCGACGCGCAGATTGCGCCACTTGCCAATCGGAAAATCACTTTTATGATTGAACAACGCGATGGGATTGCGCTTGAAGTTGGCCAACTCCCAACCGTCCGACATGATCACGTCGTCCATGCGATCAGGCGTTTCGTCGGACAGCACAAACTCTAGACCACTAACTTCACCCGCATGTGTCCTGTGCTCCACACCGGCAGCGGATTTATCATCGTCGCCGTCATCAGCAGCAGCATTATCACTGTCTTCCCAGAGCAGCTGACAGGCGTCCTCATTGCCAAGATCATCGGTGCAACGTTCCATGAAATCTTCATAGCTCTCGTCGTCATCCGGCTCGTAACCATCTTGCTTGGAAAGACTTGCAAGTGATCTCGCCTGCCAATGTTTATTCATGGGAAAGCTCCTCAACTCTCATGAAAGCAAGCCACGAACTATCGACACAGTTGATCGGCCAGCCTTCGCCGTGCAGACGGTTGAGCGCCTGCGTCACTTCCACATACGGATTGAAAAAGTCGTGCCAGACGATGATGCCTGGCCCTCGGATCAAACGCCGCGCAAGTCTGCTTTCATGCAGCACCGCCGCTTCGCTGTGATCGCCGTCAATGAACACTGCGTCGCATGGCTCAAGATCGGCAGCGCTGATGGATTGCGACGACACGCTAAACAAATAGAAACGCTCGTCGTCCGCGACATGAGCACCAGCATTGGTCGGCACTTCACTTCGCTGACAACGTAGCGTGGGCACATAATCAAAAGGAACATCGATACCGATGTACGTTTCCAGCGTCGGCACGTTTTCCAACACGCGTGCCGCCGTGATGCCAGCATTGCAGCCGAACTCGATCATCACGTTCGGCGCAACGCTCCTGATCAGCGTCACCAATATCGCCGTCTCATGCGGCGTCATGTATTTGCTGAACGGCCCTCTGATCGGCACTGCGCCGAGTTCAGCGCTCGTGAATTTGCGCAAGTGCGCTTGACCAATCGCCAGCGGTTACCTGACGACAGAGCCGCATATTTCCGTACCAAGGCGCGATCCATCGCCAGCTGGCCCAGTGCGACAGCAGCGCGGTCACACGTGGATGTCCTATAGCCCCAGCCAGATGCAACGCCGCTGTATCGACGCTGACGATCTCATCCATCTTCAGCATCAATCTCGCGCAATCGGCGAAATCTTTGAACTCATGAACTTGGACACCAAGAGCGCGCGCTTGATCTGCGCCCTGCAGCTGCACGCTATGAATTTCCGCGTCACCCAATGCCTCGACCAATTGAGCAAGCGGAATCTCTCGGGGATAATCGCTGTCGCTCGGCTGGCCTATCGACCACGCGATGCCGACGCGCTTTCGATCTTGCTTCACACCGGGGACCGCTCTGTCGAGAGACATGTAAGGACTGCCGTCGACATTCTCGGGCGTGACGTTCAGGAAGTACAAAAGATGCAGCAGCGGACAGAAATAATCCGCAGGGCCTTTTATGATGTCGACCGGCGCAAATTGCTCAGCGATGCTTCGCAACGCATCAGGCACATCAAGACGAACATTCGCGCCCATCTCCCACAATCGCTTCACATAGCGCAGCATCATGATGCTGTCGCCGAAACCATGGGCGTGCAATAACAGCAATTTCTTGCCGTCAAGGTCTTCGCCGCGCCACGGCATCAATCCACGTCCAAGCGCCGCACAAACTCGTGGCCGCATGAACGGTGAATGCTGCTCGCACTCCCAATATTCAGCGAAACCATCGCTCCATCGGCCAGCCGAGAGTAGCACCCAAGCACGATTGTATCTGGCACGGATCGTCGGTGCGACTTCCATCGCCGCATCGGACGCTTTCAGCGCTTCATCAAAACGATTGGCACGATA